GGACACAGCAAGCAAAAAGGACGTTTCTGCATCGCTGCAAAAACGCCCTTTTTCGTTGTATCAAATGAGAAAAACGCCGATATTGCTTAGAACTTACCAGCCTTTGCTGCTTCTTCTACGGATACAGCAACTGCTACGGTTGCACCAACCATCGGGTTGTTGCCCATTACAACGCTGCAATTCTATGTATTTTCCTGTTATTCTAAAAGCATATGAAAATCAACGCATTTCCGCTGTTTTTCCCGTTTTTCTACTCTACTACATCTTTTTTCGATTCTTCTTGTGTCTGATTGGAACGTGGACACAATGTGGACGCAGCATACATCTGATTCAAAATCTCCTGTGTGTTCTCTTCCATCTTTTTTGTTATATGTTCGTAAATATTCAAAGTTGTACGAATATCTTTGTGTCCAAGCCGCATCTGTACAACTTTTGGTGGAACACCGGATTCTAATAACTCTGTACAATGCGTATGCCGTAAGCTATGATAATCAAATGATGGCAAATTTAATTCCTGATGAATCACACGAGAAGCATGCTGCATGGTACGTGGTTTAATGAAACTACCATCTGCATTGCAGTTCACAAAATACAACTCTTCTCCATTTCCAACTGTATTTAAATTTCTGGTATGTGCTTCTTCATAGTAGTGCACATAATAAGAATCATACGCTTCCCGATTCTTTTCTTGCTGCTCTTTTGTCCGCTTTAAAAGTGCAATGGTTTCATCATCTAATTGCACAGTGCGAAAGCTATTATATTTCGGGGTGCTAAAATATAGAATAGAATTTCCGTTTTCATCTGTTTCTGATTCTCTATATTGTATTTGCCGCTGTATATGCAATTCTTTTGCTTCAAAATCAATATCTTTCCACTGTACTGCATAAGCCTCTCCATGCCGCAAACCACAGCGATAGCCGAACAGCAATGGGATGTGAACAGGATGCCCTTCTGGAAATCGGCGAAAAATCTGCTGAATTGCCTCCGCCGGAACACAAAACCGCTGTTTCGTTCGGCTTGGATTTTTTGAAACTGCATTTCTTCGGGGCAGAGCAACTTCTACCATTGGATTTTCTTGTATCAATTTCTGTTGCTTTGCGTATCGAAATGCATTTGTTAAGATGCCTTTTACTACCACCAAAGTATTTCGTGCATAGCCAGATTGAAAAAGCCGATTGATGAATTGCTGTAATGCAATCGTAGAAATAGAACACAATTTGTACTTCCCAATTGCTGGAAGAATGAGATTTTTTATTTTTTTCTGATAATTAAGAATGGTTGTTTCTTTTAGATTGGTTTTACAATACTCTTCCATCCAATACTGCATATAATCAGAAACGCTTCGTTCAGATGGTGTAAAATGAACCCCTGTATTTTGATATTCCTGATAAGCAGCCATTCCGGCTTGATATGCCTCTTGTTTTGTTTGAAATCCAGCTTGTGTAATCCATTTTCGCTGTCCGGAAACGCTGGCAGATTGAAACCGATATTCCCATGATGTATACACACCAGCACGATTTTTGCGATGACGGGTTAGCACTTTCCCTGCCATATGAAATTCCTCCTATTATAAGATTACCCCCACCGGAGCAGTGATACCACTGTTCTGATGGGGCTTTTTTCATTTAATATTACCACCTTGTTCTCTCAATCGCTGACTTTCTCTGTATTGATAAGCCTCTGCCGTTTTTGTAAATGTAACTGTTGCATTGTAATTTTTCTTTACAACGGCTTCGATTTCATCCAGAGAAACACGGAAAAATTCTTTTCTTGTATTTACCAGATTGACACGCTTGTCAGCAAACGTGCTATGAAGTATTGCTTCAAGAGCTGGTGCATCATCGCTGAAAATCATAGCATGAACGTCAAATTCAAATGGAACAGAAGCACTGCTCAATTCGCTGATTCTGTCCATTGGTTCTAATCTTCTTGTCATGCCGATTTTATAAACATTCTCTCCAAATGAACCAATATTACTGATAACATATACAAATCCGGCACGAGTATTCTGTTCTTTATGTAAGACATCTTCTTTACTTTTCTGGACATCTGCAAGTTTTTTCTGTAATTCTTCAATCTGTGAGATGTACAGCTGCTTTTCAACATCCTGTGTATTTTGCATATATTTCATCAGTTTATCAATTTCTTTCTTGAACTGATTTTCTTCCTTTGTTAGCTTTTCTTTTTCTTTTTCGATTTCACGCCGTGCTTTTTCTTCTTCTACCATCTGTTCTCGAATTGCTTTTTGCTGCAAGCGTTCCTGCTCTCTCTGATATTCATACTGATATTTTGCAGTTAATTGTGCCATTTTGTTTTCTAATAGCTTCTGTGTGATTGCGATTCCATCTGTAACAAATATTTTGTTGATTGTTTCAAATGCACGCATCATTTTATTTCTGGAAGTATCCATGTTCTTTACAGTGGTATTTACTATAATGGTTGTACATTCAGAATTGAAGCATCTAAGAATTTGTTTGATGTCTGCTTTTTGTGCTTTGCTATCATAAATTTGAATAATCTCAACTGCTTCATTGTTCGTGACAATATTTTTTTCTTCCAGCTGCATGATCTTCAATCTATTTTTGTATTCTTCAGATGTCACATTTTCATCTACATCTACCTTAGAGAGTTCATATGTTATTTCAGATTGAAGTTCTTCTAAATAATTCCGTTCTTTTTCTTGTTCTGCCTGCAATTCTGCAAGATTGTTCTGTAATTTTCCTTGATCTTCTTTCAGCTTTTGCAATGCCTGCTCTGCTTTTTTCTGTGTTTTTTCTGATTCCTGTTCGATTGTTTGTGCTTCCTGGTTGGCTCTGCTGATAATTTCGTTTGCTTTAGAATTTGCGTTGTTGATTTGTCCGGATTCTCCCATTTTTACACCGTAGAATAACAATGCATTTTCATATTCATTCATGTTTTCCTTATAGGCACTTTTTTGTTTCATAAGAAGATAAACACCAGCTGCCAAGGGAATTACAAACATCCAAAGTGCAAAGCAGATTGCAATTACGATGGGGTCACAGTATATCGGTGTTATTCTTTTGGAATTAGAAAGTCGTTTTCCACAATGTGTACAATGTGTTTGTGTGTTTTCATTCAGTGTTTTGCAATGCAAACAATATTTCATTTTTTATCATCCTCATTTATGTATTCTTCTTCCAACAAATCTAAAACATCTGCAATTGCACGAAGCTGTTTGGAACGGGGCATTTTTTCCAACAGTACTTCGATTTCCTTGCAGTTGTTTTCTTTTTCTGTCTCTGTTACGGTTAACGGAGAATGGTTTCCGTTATTTCCATTTATCACATTGCTGGATTGAATTATGTTGTTTCCGCTAACATTAGGATTATCTGTTCTACCAAGCAAGCAATCTGTCGAAACGTCTAATATTTCTGATATTAACACAATATTTTTTGCTTTCATTCCGTATTCACTTTTAGCTGCATTTGAAATTGCATTTTTACTCAGAGAACATATCTCATTTATTTTGCCAATAGAAATACCTCTTAATTTTGACATTTCATCGATTCTATCATATGTAAGTTGTGTATTGTACATAAATATATACCTCTCACTTTGTACATTACACACAATTTTTATTTTATCTGCAAATGTCAACATCTGATGTTGCTTTCATTGGAATCACCTAAATCATTAGTTTATTTGCATCTACGTTAAAACCTATTCCTTTTAATTCTTTGATTACTTTGAATTGCCAAGATTCTTTGTTATATATAATCCCATTTAAATCACCTGGTAGTTCCATACTATCATCTGAAACAATGAATATAGTTCTATTTCTTCCAAGTAATCCAGCAAAATACCCAGCTTCAAAAACAACATTTTGTCTTGCTCTATTTTTAAGTACTTCTTCTTTTTTTGCCTTTCCATCATCATCAGGTGTAAATAAGATGATAGCTGCATTCACAGTATTGCCGTAACTTTCGATTTTTTCCATAATTGTCATTCCTGCGTTAACTTGCTCATGCAAGATAATTGCCTCAATTCCCTGATTCTCAAGCAGTCTTGCTACTTCCAATTTTAAATTCGTATCATGCCCATGTACAATGAATACTTTATTGAATTCTTCGTCTTTAATAGAATCAGTATCTTTTGTTGTGTCTGATTCCATGTCTTCTAAGTAATTTTCAAACATTCCTTTAGCAATTTCAAGATCATTTTTGCATTTTTCTACCCGTTCCCAATTTTCAACATTTACTAAAGCCAAATCAAAATGCAATTTATTGAATTCACGAAGTTCAATGCTATTTTCTCCGAAGCAATTACAAAGAAATCTTCTTGTATTTTTGAGCCAAATTTGAAATTCATTAGATGAACGAACAACTTTTAGTGCTATCAATTTATCTATCTGTAAACAGATTCCTTTCAGCTTTTCATAGTTTCCCATAATTATTTCCTCACTTTTCTATATATTTTTCTAATAAATCCAGCATATCAGCGATTGCCCTATGTCGGTTGGAACTGGTCAATTTTGATAATGCTACTTTTATTTCATCTAAATCCGTCTCAGCCCCTTGAATTATATTCGCTTGTGTGCCGTTTATGGTTGTGTCAAAGTTGCTGATGTTGTTTCCGCTAACTGTTGGATTGTCCGTCCTTCCAAGCAGATAATCAACGGAACAATCAAAGTAATTTGCAATTTGTTCTGCTACTGAGATGGATGGCGTCCAGTCCCTTTTTTCTAAATCATATATCAGACTTTTTCTGATGCCACATTCTGAAAGCATTTTAGAAACTGATGTTCCACGACTCTTGCAAAGTTCTTTTATAATTCCTGCTAATTGTGCATTATTCACAATTTTGTCCCCCTCTGATTGTGCATCAATACAAACTTACGATAATTATCGTATTTTATATTGACTTACGTGATTTCTCGTGATATAATAAAATCACAGTCGAGATAAAGCACGCTATACCAAATAAAAAAAGAACGTTTCTGGTTGATTTTCATGAGCAAACGGGAAATAAAGCGATTTTCAAGCGTGCTTTACTTTATTGTATCATGTTCCATTTTATTTGTCAATAGAAAGCATATTGTTCGCAGAATTTCTTTGATGATGGAAGATGGAATGTTTAACAGAATCAGTCGAGGACAAGCAGCGGAAAACCGAAAGCCACGAGCCAGCGGAAAACCGAAACGCTCGACTGAAATTAAAAGAAGGTGGTGAAATAATGAAAAGCAATGAAAAAAAGGACACCCTGTATCTGTGCGACCCACAGAAAAACACAGAGTGCCCAAAAGGAAATTGTCAGATTCCTGACGGCTGTTTTCTTACGATAAAGAAAGAATTTGCCGTAACTGATAAAAATGGGAAGCCTATAATTGGGATTGAATTACATCAAGAGCAATCTTCCCAGCAATAGACATCAACGAATTGAGCGATGTGCATCCTAATTTTTTTGCAATTGATTTTGTTCTACTCCAGATACTATTGCTTCTAACATTGTCAAGAAACTGATGTCCATCGTAGGTTAAGCTGGAATAAATGCACATGTAAATGCTATTATCTGCATTCATTATTTGTGCATTTATCAATCCACCTTGTTCTGCTTTTAAAGTTGTATATGCGATTACATTTTTTGGAAAGTCCGGCAGTGCTTTTTCCATATCATCGAGTGTCATAGATTGGTAGTTTAGATTCTCATCGATATTTTCAAATTCTTCGAGTTTTAACAACAATGACCGTAAGCAATCGTAGTTTAACTTCATATCATTCACCCCCTTTCCAGTCAATTTTATCATAATTTGACAGGAAATACAACACCTGCTGCCCTATCGGCAACACGGGGACGATGTGGCAGCATCGTAGGCAATTACCTCCAACCTTTGCCTTTATACTAACACGCTTTGCGGTGAGCGAATCACCGCATAATGGGATGCGTCTTAGTTGTCCAGCCAAGATATGAAGCCTCTGGACAATGCACGGTGCAACTCCGTGACAGCTGTCTCCGACAGGGAGCATTGTCTATTTCGTTTCCTCTATCTTACTGTGCGGTGCAATTCCGCAGCATCCACAAATTTCAGGAGGAACAGAACATGAATCAGGATGAACAAAAGCCCTGCTGTGTGAACTGTCACATCAGCGGTGTGCCTTTGTATCTGGGGCTGGATGGCAAGCAGCACTGTGCGGATCACATTGGTTTGCTGCTGCCAGATTCCCCGAAGCAGGGAACAAAACAGAAAGGATGTGAATGAAATGCTGATTGCAGAAAGCTTTAAGAAGACCCGCATCCGGCATGAACTGACGCAGGTACAGCTTGCAAAGGCTCTGGGAATTTCGGATAAGATGGTCAGCCAGATTGAAAACGGCTTTCGCCAACCGTCCGCAGAGATTTTGCGGAACATGGCGGAACAGCTGGGTTGCTCCGCTGATGAAATTCTTGGTGTACAGCAGCAAGAAAAAGCAACCGATAGAAAGTAAGGTGAGAATATGAACAACATTATCAGAGAAGACAACATCACGCCAAAAACAACGCTGGTTTTACAGCCGATGCCGGAACAACTTCTGACCGTAAAGGACGTTTCTTCCTTGCTGAAATGCAATGTTGCAACCGTTCACAATCTCCGCAAAACTGGATTGCTGCGATTCTTAAAACTTGGCTCGTACAAGTGCCGTGTATCTACGTTTCTTGCGTTTTTGGATGAATATGACGGAAAGGACTTGGATTCGTTGGTACAAGAACGGCAAAATGAACCAATATGAATGGGATGGCAGAGCATGAGCCGGAAAGTTACGTATCGGAACGGACACAAATACGCCATCTGCGAGCAATGCGGGCTGGACTGGAACGTATCCTGGCAGTTTACAGGGTGGTATGTGTGTCCGGTCTGCTGGAGTAAAAACAGGGAGGAAAATCAGAAAGATGGGAAAAATCGTTATCAAAACAACCAGAAAGAGCAATGTATCTAAGGTCAAGGTGAGAGGTTTTAAAGAATTTGACGCCGCTAAAATAGCATTTTGTACGTTTATCGGAATCATGAGCGGACTCAATCAAGAGGATAAAAATCTTATCTTGTGTGCAGCCGCTACCATTATTCAAGATGTTGCAGACAAGGCAGGCTCTGAACCAGAGGAGGAGAAATCATGCAAGCAATGATTCTTGGTGGTATTGCCGCCGTTATCTGTTGGGCTGCTTGGCAGCGGCATAACCGCACGCTCGACGAGCAAGCGGCGGATTCCGGACGGGAATTAAAACCCGTACCGACTGGGTTTGATTATCAGGCGGCACGGGAACAGACAGACCGCATGGAGAGCAATCTCAAGCAGTACGAGCAGTGCAATCAGCTAATCAATGACAGCGTTGTTGCAATCAAGACGGGTGAGGGTATGCCCATTGAGATTACTCATTTTGACAACAGAGGGCGTCAAGTACATACCACACTGACCGACATTCCGCCGGAGATTGTCAATGACTTTGCACGTCGATTGCTGGATGTTTGTGCAGAGCGATGCGGCAACACTCCCCCACCGCCGGAAATTTGATTTTTTCGGGAATGTCGAGGAAAAGCGGTAGGAAAAGCAGTAGGAAAAGCTGGCTTTTCCCACCATCGGGGGAGGGATGAAAAGCAATGGTAAAGCATTGCGATATGTGCGGGATTGAGATTGCCGACACCGATTATGACACACTTGGGAGATACAATGCGGTTAAGTATTGCCAAGAATGTGCGGCAATCAGGAAGAAAATAGCTAACAAAAATTACCGCCAAAAACGCAAAATGGAAAAACAAGTTGCGAAAGCTACGGAAGAACACGAACTCACGGAAGCAGCGAAAGCATGTAGAAAAGTCCGGAGAGCAGCGAATGAACAGACACGGCTGCTTAAAGAAGAAAACAAATTTTTGCGTGAAGAACTAATGAAAGAACGGGCAAAAAAAGACCCTCGCACCGGAAGCAACCAGTAACGAGGGAGAATGAAAAACACCTTTATTTTATCACAAACAGAAAGGAATGTCAATATGAAAAGAGAGGAAGTCTTTTTGAGACAACATGCAATCCAAGTTGCTATCATGTGCGTTGAGGCAATGCACGCGGATAGCACCACACTTAACCCGGTGCAAGAGGCAGACCATTTTAACATAATGCAGCCGCTGTACCGTATCCTTGGCGAGTTGGATGCAGAAGCACATGACTTTGTGGATGCGGATTTGCAGGCACTTGCAAAGCAAGCCCAAGCCGCGGAGGAAGAACCAGAACTAAACCTCAGCCAGCTGGATTTTTTGGAAAGCGATGTGGTGACGGATGATAAAGATTGAAAATGATTGCAGCTGCTGTGAACGGTGCGGAAATTGCGGTGCAAAGCGTGTGCCGCATGTTTACTGTGATGGATGCGGTGCGGAAGTGTCCGGCGACAGCAAACTGATTCGGATTGTCGGTAACGATGATGCTTGGCTTTGCGAGGATTGCCTTGCAGAATGGGTGGAAAGCGTCACAGTCACGACCTATGCCGCCGACCTTGTAAGGGAGATGAACGCAGAAGATGTTTGAATCCGGCGTGAAAAAGTATGTTTTCGTACGGGTCAACTATGAATTCGGCTTTCCGGTGACGTTTCACGATGTCGCACACATCGAATGTGCATATTGTCAGATGTATGACAAGTACAAGAATCGCTGCAACATCACCGGAGAGTACATTGTAGAGCCAACCCGTTATGTGGGCTTTGAATGCCCGTTGGAATTAGCAGAAGGAGGAAGTGAAGAGCATGGACGAACAGAAGATGGAACAGAAACCCGATGAACGGCGGCTGCCGGAACGGTTGCTGGCAATCCAGAACGAACTAAAAGCCCCGAAAGGACAGTACAACAGCTTCGGAAAGTATAAATATCGCAGTGCTGAGGACATCTTAGAGGCGGTCAAACCGCTTGCAGAGCAGCACAGCGTTTTAATTTACTGTTCGGATGATATTGTCATGGTTGGCAATCGCATCTATGTAAAGGCAACCGCAACGGCGGAGGATGTCACTGGCAGATGCAGTGCTATTACAGTGACCGCCTTTGCGAGAGAGCCGGACGACAAGAAAGGCATGGATGCCAGTCAGATTACTGGCACGGCATCCAGCTATGCCCGAAAGTATGCGTTAAATGGTCTGCTCTGCATTGACGATGCAAAGGATGCAGATACAGACGCTTACCAGACCGCTGGAAATGTCCCCGCAGCAACGCAACAGCAGCCCCGTCAACAAATTTACTGTAGCAGCTGCAAAAAGCCCATACAAGCCGCCAAAGGCAAGGATGGGCGATTGTATCAGCCGATTGACATTTACAAGCAATGCAGAGGACTTTGCATCAACTGCTTTCAGGCATCCAAGGGGGCAGGAAAATGACAGACAGAAAAGCGTTTGCAAAAAAAGTCAAAGTCCTCTGCGACACCCGAGAGCAATGCAATCAGCACATCATCCAGTACTTACATGCAAATGGGATTGCTACAGAAAGCCGCAAGCTGGACTTCGGAGATTATTCCTTTGAAATCAATGGAAAGTGCTTTGAGCGTTCCTGCATCGTTGAACGGAAAGGCAGCGTGGATGAACTCTTCGGGAACTTCGTCCACGACCGGGAACGCATTCAGAAAGAGTTCGATGCAGCTGCAAAGAATGCCCAGCACATGGAATTGATTTTAGAGGGCGTAACATCAGAAGAAGAACTAAAGGCGTTTGAAATCCCAGAAAAGCAGATGATTGCACAAAATCGGAAAGTGAAACGCATCGGCGAAACCGTCTATTTCGCTCTGCGGTCGCTCCGGTCAGGCAATCGGTGCGGCTTGCAGGTGTCGTTTGTCCGGAAGGAAGACACAGCCAAAAAGCTGCTGGAAATCTTTTACTATTACTATCGGAACTACGAAAGAGCGGTTGCACCGCTACGAAAGGAGCAAGAACAATGATAAACAAGGTAATTTTAATGGGTCGGTTGTGTGCAGACCCAGAACTCAAAACCACACAAAGCGGCATTGCTGTTTGCCGGTTTCGGATTGCCGTCAATCGGCAGTATAGCAAAAGCAGCGAAAAAAAAGCGGATTTTATCAACATCGTCAGCTGGCGGCAGCAAGCGGAATTTGTCAGCCGGTATTTCCGCAAGGGGTCGATGATTATTGTAGAGGGCAAGTTACAGAATGCTGATTACACGGACAACAACGGGGTCAAACATTACGCTATGGATGTACAAGCGGACAATGTGACATTCGGCGAGAGTAAGACAGCCCAGAACGCCGCACAGAGCGATTATAACAGCCAACCGCAAAACTACCAGCCCACACCGCAAACGGCTTACAGCGAGCCGCAGACGCCGTCTTACAGCAATCCGATGCAGGACGTTGTCAATCAGTCACAAAATGTGGTACATACCTATGAGGCGGATGTCAAAAATGCTGGTAAGTCAACGCCGGAAATTGACCTCGACGACCTTAGCGACTTCCAGACGATTCTCGGTGATGGGGACGTACCGTTTTAAAAGGAGATGATACCAGATGCTGGAAAGCGGTTATATTAAGCTATATCGGTCACTTTTAAACTGGGAGTGGTACGATGACATCAACACAAAAACGGTCTTTCTGCATCTGCTGTTGACCGTCAACATAGCAAAAAGACAATGGCACGGAATCACCGTCCCTTGTGGCAGTCGGGTTTGTAGTTATGCCGTTTTGGCAAGCGAAACTAGGCTAAGTGTGGACAAAGTAAGGACTGCAATTAAGCACCTCGAAGCCACAGGCGAAATCACAAGGTGCAAATATCCGAAATGTACCGTATTTACGGTAAATAATTATGATAAGTTTCAAAATGTCCCAAGCATTTCCCAAGGTGATTACCAGGATAGTCCCGAGGTCGTCCCAAAGTCGTCCCAACAGAATAAGAAGATAGAAGAAGATAAAGAAGATATCTATCTATCTATCTTAGATGCAGAAAGCCAAAATTTTCCTCCAACGCTGGAAGAAATCCGGCTATTTGCAGAGCAAGAGAAAATCCGGATTGACGTGCAAAAGTTTTATGACTATTACACGGAAAGAGATTGGAAGACGAAAAACGGGAATTTTATCCGAAATTGGAAAAAGACACTGCAATATTGGGGTGAAACAGAGGGAACGCCACACAAAGGAAAAAAGCAGCAACAAGAAACACCGGTATCAGAAAACGCTGAAGCTTATGCAAGTCTGATTTTAAACTTGGATGAGCCGATATAGCAGGAAAGGGATGGATATGTCAAAAAGATACTCAGAGCGATTCAAAATGCAAGTCGCATATGATTATTTTGTAGACCGTTGTCCGGTCAATGCGTTAGGTGATAAATACAAAATCACAGGCGATACGGTCAGATATTTTTGCAGCGAGCGACGAGGAGAATACCGAGATGCAATTGTCCGGAACTGGAAAGACGAGGAAAAGCGGTTGCGTCGGGCGGTGTCTGATTATCTGAGCGGCAAATCCGCCGAAATAATCACGCAGGAGTACAACATTTGTACACGTCGGCTTTTTAGGATGGTCGATACACGTTGCAACTCGTATTTGATAGAGCCGCCGGAATTTACGGCAGAGGAACTTGCAAAACCAAAGGCTTTTACTTTGTACAGGAGTTTGACAAGGGAAATCTTAAAAATGGACGTGCAACGCCGTCCGGTGTACGGTATCCGTGATGCAATCACTGGGATGTGGTTACAGCGGCTCGACAAAAAAGGGAATATGCATCCGCTGTTATATTTGACAGTGGATAACGCAAATGCAAAACTGCGTACAGTCAAAATGATACGAGGTCAGCATAATGCTGGTAACGTTGATTTGAGGGTGCAGTGGTATGGATGGGAGAAAAAATGAAGCATAATCTTAGAGAGCTTGACGAGGGGCAGCTGCAAACAATGTGGTCTTTTTTAAAGCTGCAACCAAAAAACACCTGCACCAAAGAGGATGTCAGGATATTAAAAGAGCACCTTGACATTATCCGCCAAGCAATGGTACAGAAAACAGCTGGTCAGAGAGATACTGACCCGGATACATATGTTGATTTTGTCGAGATTGGCACATATATCAATTTTGTTGTGATTGAGGCGTTGCAATTGCGGATATATGGCGGTTTAGACGCGTTGGAAGAGGTGCTGCCGGGTGAGTAAAGAATTGAGAGATTGGTATGCCAAGCATGGGATTTGTGCGGAGTGTGGGCGAGAAAGTGCGGCTCCACACAGAAAATATTGCTGGGAGTGTTTATACAAACGCAATGAAAGACACCACAAATACATTGCAAACATGTCGGAAGAGCGGAGCAAGCGGAAAGAAAAAAAGCTTGTGAAAGAACTAAAAAGAAATATGCTGAGCGGAAAGCTGCCGGAAAATGTGTACGTTGCGGAAAAAAGCCAGCAGAACCCGGAAAAGTTATGTGTACGATGTGTCTAAAAAAAGACGCAAAAAGGCACATGGAAAAGAGACGGGAAAATGGGGCTTTACCAAGATATATGTTTGGCGACGGCTATCACTGTGTAACCTGTGGCAAGGATATTGATAATGGTAAAAAGCAGTGTGATGAGTGCCAGTATAACGCTGCACACGCATTGGAAATCGCACGAGGCAAAATAAAAGGTGGTTTTAGAAACCATAAGCTTGTATTTGGTAAAACAGGAAGGAAAACATGAACATGAGCAAAATCAACGCCACGCAAATCCTACCAATTGCCATGATACTGCTGGATGTTGGTGCAGCAGCGGTTTGTTTGTGGCATAAAGACCACAGACGGGCAGTTTATTGGTTGGCTGCGGCGGTTTTAAATGTCACCGTTACGTTTTAATCACAGCGATAGGAGCGAAAGAATCTGAATGAAAGAGAAAGGAAGCGTTGAAATGAACGACATCGAAAAGAAACTGGAAGCCCTGAAAGCGGAATTTTTGGGGAAGCTGGAAGCGTTGCGAAAAGAAGCAGAGGCACAGAAGAAACAGGAAGAGCCGAAGCCGTGGAAGCCGGAGGCTGGAGAAGAATACTTTTTTGTTAATAATGATTTATCTATCTACTGCTTTTGCAATTACAATGGCGAAGAAGACAGATACAATTTTGAGATTGGCAACTGTTTCCGCACGGGAGAACGTGCCGAACAAGTCGCAGAGAAAATGCGGTTGCTGTTACGGTTGGAACAGCTGCATGATATGATTTGTCCGGATTATGTGCCGGATTGGAATAATGATGGCGAATTGAAATTTTGTTTAGCCCATCATTGTGATGATGATTGTTGGTTTGTGGACTACTTTAATGTCACCCAATATCCAACTGTATATTTTGACACCGAAGAAAACGCCCAAAAAGCAGCAGAAATCCTAAACAAAGAGATGAGGGAGTCCAAATGAAGAACCCAGCCTTACAGCGGAAAAACCTGTACAACAAGAACGAGGTCGAGTATAGTCACAGAATGGCTATCTATCAGGGCATGGCGATGGTATTCGTTGCGTTGGAGTGGCACTATGGCTGGAAAGAGAAACGGCTGCAGCGGCTGTTTGACAACGTGCAGTCCATTGCAGAGATGCCGCCGATTTTTGGCAAGTCGCCCGATGCACTGGAACAGATGCAGCGTTTCAAGCAGGATTACCAGATTGATTTTACAAAAATCAAATTACAAGTAAAGGCTAAAGTGGAGTGAGAAAATGAATAAGGTGTGTAAACGGTGTGGTCAGCCGCTGCCGGATGGCTGGAATTTTTACAACAACAAACGCACCGGGAAGCTAACAAAGTGGACACCTGGACAGTGTTGCAGACCTTGCTATAATGCAATTAACGTTGAGCGTCGCCACAAAAAACGTGATGCATATAAATCCAATCCGCAAGTGAAAGCAAAGGCAACATGTAAAGAGCCGATACCGCTGAAACGATATGACAACATAGACAACTGCTATATATACCTTGCTGCCTGCATTGTCCGGACAACTATGGCGGAGTACGAGCGTGCTTTAAAAAAATATAACAACACGCCGGAATCCATGCATTATATCGAGCGGCTAGAGGGCGATTTGCTAAGCTATTACTACAGCATTTTGGTCTTGCAATCGTTAGACCTACGACGGTATTGCATAAACAAACGCAAGGCGTATGGTATCGGCGTTTACACGACAGCACAAGATGTAGTGTGATTTGATACAAGCATATCAACGTGTTGTATAAAATAGAATTCCGAAAGAGCATGAATTTCAGCAAAATATATTGAAATCCTGCATCTATTACTGGTATAATAGATATAGGATTAAACGCACCGTGCGGAGATATCCGTGCGGTGTTTTTTTATGGTGGTATAGATGGATGTTTCAAACTTTTATAAATCTAAGGCATGGCAACACAAACGCCGCATGATTCTGCGGCGGGATGCTTACCAATGCCAGGACTGCAAGCGTTATGGTCGGATACGTCCGGCGGTTACGGTGCACCACATCAAACATTTGGACGATTACCCTGAGCTTGCCTTGCAAAGCGATAACCTTATAAGCCTTTGCGATGCGTGCCACAACAAGCGACACCCGGAAAAAGGCGGAAGACGGCGGTAGCCCTCCCCCCCTCCTTGCAGGGGCTTGGGCGGCTCCTACTGGAACGGTGTAGGGAACTCTTTCTAACTGCGTCGATTTTTTTCACAAAAGCATTGGGAGGTGATTCGGTGACAAAATCAAAATGGAAATCTCAAATCAAAAAAGCCTGCATTGCTATCAATACTTACAAAGAATCTTTTGATGGTGTGATTGATTCGCTGGCTGACATCCTTGAAAAACGTGACCAGACGTTAGAAACATATGACGGAAACCCTATTATAGAGCACACAAACTCTCACGGCGAAACCAACAGGACAAAAAATCCATCTTTGATGTTGTGGGATGAACTTAACAAGACTGCTTTGGCATATTGGCGTGACCTTGGGCTTACACCCAAAGGGCTAAAAAACATCGACGAACAAGCAATGAAAAAGAAAAAAACAGATACTCTTGCGGAGGTGCTAAAGAGCCTTGGCGACTAAACAATTTAAGCAGATTGCAATACAATATGCCGAGGATGTCGTCACCGGAAAGATTATTGCCGGAAATAATCTTTTGGAATGCAAGCGGTTTTTAGAAGATTTAAAGCGTGAAGATTTGGAGTTGCACACAAAAGAACCGGATTTGGTTTGCAACATCATTGAACGGTTTATGGTGCATAAGCAGGGCGAAAGCCTTAAAGGTGAGCCGCTTATGAACACTCCGATGTTGCTGCAGCCGTGGCAAGTCTTTACTGTGTATAATCTTGTTGGATTTTATTATACAGGGACAAAAGAACGCCGATATAAAGAAGCGTTTATTTTTATTCCAAGAAAATCCGGAAAAACCATGTTTATTGCTGCTTTAGCGTTTGCATTGGCAATTTTGGAACGTCGCTCTGGGTCTATTATTTACATCGTTGCAGCGTCGCAAAAGCAAGCATGCGAATCTTTCAACGATATTTTGTACACGTTGCGATACCGTGAGATGATTGATGATTTTAGAGTGCTTAACAACAACGCTGAGCACTCTATCAGTTATCAATTTACAGACGCAAACGGCAGACCAAATGGCTCTATACGTATTGAGGCGTTAGCAAGCAATCCAGATGCACAGGATTCCTTTAACTGCAATATTGCAATCGCAGACGAGGTACACGCTTTTAAAAAATCCGCACAGTATAACCGGTTTAAAGAGGCGATGAAAGCCTATACAAACAAGTTGATGATAGGCATTACCACCGCCGGAGATAACATCAACAGCTTTTGTTATCGGCGTTTAGAGTATGCAAAAAAGGTTTTAAATGGCACGGTAAAGGATGATACGCTTTTTTGCTTTGTATCCCAAGCGGAACAAGACGAGCATGGGCAGGTAGATTATACGTCACCTATCCAACACGAAAAAGCGAACCCGTCTTACGGCGTTACAATTAGACCAGCCGACATTTTGCAAGAGTCGCTTCAGGCACAAAACGACCCTCAACAACGCAAAGACTTTTTAAGCCGGTCACTCAATATTTATACCAGTGCTATGCGAGCATATTTTGATTTATCAGAGTTTCGTACATCGGATAATAAATACAATTGGACGATAGAGGACTTGCTGCGTATGTCGATTGATTGGTATGGCGGAGCAGATTTGTCCAGAATGTACGATTTGACCGCTGGGGCTTTATACGGGCACTATGCAAAAGAAGACGTTGACATTATCATTACACATGCTTTTTTCCCGGTCACAATGGCGGCAAAAAAGGCAGACGAGGACGAAATACCGCTGTTTGGCTGGGCGGATGATGGACTTTTAACCATGTGCAACAGTCCAACCGTCAACGCTGCCGATGTTGTAAACTGGTTTGTCTCCATGCGGCGGCATGGATTTAAAATAAAGCAAATCGGGCATGACAGAAAATTTGCAAGAGAATATTTCATTGGGATGAAACAAGCAAAATTTAATATTATTGACCAGCCACAATATTATTATTTAAAATCCGAGGGGTTCCGGCACATTGAACAACGTGCGAAAGACGGAAAACTGTATTATTTACACAACGAAGCATTTGAATATTGCGTGGAAAATGTGAGTGCAATTGAAAAAACGGACGATATGATACAATACGAAAAAATCGGGGAAACAAACCGGATTGATTTGTTTGATGCAAGCGTTTTTGCTTGTGTTAGATACTTGCAAAGCATGGAGCGTAAACAAAAAGCAAAGGATTGGTGGGGATAAAATGTTTTGGAATCAAAAAAAGAAAACACGGAATAACTCGCCGGTTGCATTATTTTTATCTGACAGGGAAAATGATGCAATCTGCGTACCGGGTTATACAACATTAGACCACTGTCCGGAAGTAATGACCGCTTGCAGACGCATTGCGGAATTGATTGGCTCTCTTACCATCCATTTGATGGAAAATACCGAACAGGGAGACAAGCGGATTGTGAACGCTCTCAGCCGAAAAATCGACATCGAACCGATGGCAAACATGACACGGAAGACGTGGATGGAAGCAATCGTAATGAATCTTTTGCTATACGGAAAAGGAAATAGTATCGTAAAAGTACATACAACTGGCGGATATTTGAGAGATTTAGAACCAATTGCAGCGTCAAAAGTTTCTATTCCGGAAAGCGGTTCTTACTCTGTCATGATTGACGGGATTCCGTATAAATCGGACGAGATTCTGCATTTCGTACACAACCCCTCCCCGAATTGCCTATGGAAAGGGCGAGGCTTGCAAATATCCCTGCGACCGTTTGCGGACAACCTTAAACAGGCAGCCGCAACGGAAAAATCATTTTTATCCAGCAAGTGGAAACCGTCTGTCATTGTAAAAGTAGATGCGTTGACCGATGAATTTAGTTCGCCGACAGGAAGAAAGAAACTGCTGGCAGATTACGTAGAATCCAGTGAAGTTGGCGAACCATGGCTGATTCCGGCGGAACAATTCTCAATTGAACAAATCAAACCGCTGTCTTTGTCTGATTTAGCAATCAGCGACGTTGTAAAGCTAAACAGGCGGATGATTGCAGCGATTTTGGGCGTGCCGCCGTTTTTGCTGGGTGTTGACAGCTACAGTAAAGACGAGTGGAACGCTTTTGTAAATCACACTGTAAAGCCGATTGTGATTGGAATACAGCAGGAAATGACAAAAAAGCTGATTTTATCACCAAACATGTACATCCGCTTTAATGTTTTGTCTTTGTTTGATTGGGATATAAAAACCATCGCCGACGTATTTGGCGGCTTGTCTGACCGTGGTTTTGCTACTGGCAACGAGGTACGTGACCGGATGGGCTTGTCACCGAGGGAGGGATTAGATGAATTACGAGTGCTGGAAAACTACATTCCTTATGAGATGTCAGCGTATCAAAAAAAATTAGTACAGGGAGGGAAAAAAGAAGATGGTGCGGAATAACGTCATGTATCGCACGATGCAGTCAGCACTTACAACGAGGGACGACGAAACAAACGAAGCCCCTGTAATTGAGGGCTATTTTGCGGTATTTGATTCCAATTATGATATGGGGTATGGCATGAGCGAGAGCGTTGCACCGGGTGCGTTTTCGGAAACGCTTTCTGGAGATGTCCGGGCACTTATTGACCATGACACCCGGCTTGTGCTTGGGCGTACAACCGCCCACACGCTGGAATTGAGAGAGGATTCTCACGGATTGTGGGGAAAAATCTACATCAACCCAAAAGATAGTGAGGCGATGAATCTTTATGAACGTGTAAAACGTGGCGATGTGTCCCAGTGCAGCTTCGGCTTTGAAATTCTTAGTGAAGAAACAACTTTCCCGGCAGACGGGGAAATCCATTGGAGAATCACAAAGGTAAAGCTGTATGAAGTATCTTGCTGCACATATCCGGCGTATGAAGAAACCGGCATATCTGCACGAAAAAAAGACCGGGAACAAATCGAAAAGCGAAAATCAGAAGCGTGGAAATCCGCACTTTTGAAAAAACTGAAAGGGGAAAAATAAAAAATGCTGAAAGCACTGTTATTGCGAAACAAGATTGACAGCAAAAAAGCTGAACTGGCGGAACTCCGCACAGCCGCCGCAGAGTTGGAAAAACGGGAAAAAGAACTGGAATCCGACATCAACGAGGCAAAAACCGAAGAAGAAAAAGCGGTGGTTGAAAAGGCTGTCAACCAGTTTGAACAAGACAAGGCGGAAAATGAAAAGTCTATCAGCGAACTGGAAACGGAAATTGCTGACATGGAGAAAGAATTGGATGCCGTGGAGCAGAAACAACAGACACCGCAAATCGAAGGTAATTCGGGCGATGAAATCAGAAAGGGGAAAGTTAAAATGGAAGCCAGAGTGAAATTTTTTGGCATGAAAGTACAGGAACGTGATGCGTTTTTTGCCAACGATGCTGTAAAAAGCTGGTTGGAACGTGTCCGGGAAATGGGCAAGAATCAGCGGTCTATTACCGGTGCTGAGCTGCTTATCCCGGAAGTTGCACTGGATTTAATCAAAGAAACCACGCTTAAATACTCTAAGCTGTACAAGCATGTAAATGTTAAGAGTGTGCCGGGCAAGGCAAGACAGAACGTAATGGGAGCAATCCCGGAAGCAATTTGGACGGAAATGTGTAGCACACTCAACGAATTAAACCTCACCTTTAACAACGTAGAGGTAGACGGTTATAAGGTCGGCGGATTTATCGCAATCTGCAATGCCGTGCTGGAAGATTCCGACATTGCCCTTGCAACCGAGATTATCTCCGCACTTGGTCAGGCTATCGGTTACGCATTGGACAAGGCAATCTTGTACGGTACTGGGACTAAAATGCCGCTTGGTATTGTCACCCGTCTGACGCAGGCTGCAAAGCCGTCTGGTTACTCTACCACCGCCAGAGCGTGGGCAAACCTTACCACCAGCAACGTGCTTGCAATCTCTGGTAAAACAGATGCAGCGTTGTTTAAGGAATTGGTTATTGCATCCGGAAACGCTAAGGCAGATTACAGCCACGGCGAAATGTTTTGGGCAATGAACGAAAAGACATTTACAAAGCTGGTTGCAAATGCCCTGACCATCAACGCTGCTGGTGCGATTGTAACCGGGCAGAACGGAACGATGCCAGTAATTGGCGGAGCAATCGAAAAGCTGTCTTTTATCCCGGATGATGTAATCATTGGCGGTTATGGTGACTTGTATCTGCTGGCAGAGCGTGCTGGAACAGCTATCAGCCAGTCGGAACACGCAAGATTTATTGAAGACCAGACCGTATTTAAGGGAACTGCGAGATATGACGGCTTGCCAGTGATTGCAGAAGGATTTGTCGCAATCGGAATTGGCGGCACAAAACCAACTGCAAACGCAGTTACTTTTGCTGAAGACACGGCAAATAAAGTAACCGGAGAATAAATAATATGAACGTAGACCTGCTTACAATGCTAAAGGTAGACCTCGGAATTACCGCCGAGGCTTATAATGACCGGCTTTATGCAGATTTACAGGCGGCAAAAAGCTACATTGCACGAGAGGGAATCACGTTAAATGAGACCATCGAAGACGACCAGCTTGTCGTACAGTATGCAGCGTGGCTATGGCGGAAGCGTGGCGGAGATGAGCAATCCTCAATGCCACGGATGCTGCGATATTTGCTTAACAATCGGCTATTTTCTGAAAAAATGAGAGGAAATGACGATGGATGATGTAATTGAACTGGTCAAACAGCATTTATACAGAGATGATTGCGGCGTGGAACGATTGGCGGAAGAATCCAAAAGAACTGTGTTTTGTAGCGTGCAATCAGCGAGCAGAGCGGAGTTTTTTGCAGCAATGCAGGCTGGGTTAAAACCGTCATTTATTGTGCAAATCAATCCGATTGAGTACGATTGTGAGGGAATTGCCGTATACCATGAAAAAAGATATTTAATTTATCGAACATATCAAAAAAACATGGATGTGTTGGAATTGTATCTCAAGGAAGAGGTGGGAATACAAAATGACCTATACTGACATCGCAAAAATGATGGAGCAAATGCATTTGCCGTTTGCATATCACCATTTCGAGCGTGGCAAAGCACCGCCGCTGCCCTATTTTGTATTTTATTATGACGGGCGGAGCGATTTTTCTGCCGATAATCACGCCTATCAAAAAATCGTAGAGGTGACGCTGGAATTGTACAGCAACCAAAAAGATTTTAAATCTGAAAGTCAAATAGAATCCGTTTTAGAAAGAAATGAGATTGTATATGATAAAACGGAAGAATACATATCTTCTGAAAATATGTTTGAACAGATTTATGAATTTGAACTACTGCTGGAGGGGTGAACATGTCAAAAGCCATACGCCCCGATAGATTATCGAACGAAATTATGAAAGTGCTGCAAGAATATAGCAATGCAACCAGCGACGACGTAAAAGCAGCAGTCAAAAAATCCTCTCAGGCAGTCAAAAAAGAACTACTACAAACTGCCCCAAAGCGAACGGGGACGTACAGAAAAAGCTTTGTAGTAACAAAAATCGAAGAAAATTCAAGCAAATTAAAAGTAGCCGTCCACTCTAAAAAGCATTACCGGTTATCGCATTTGCTGGAAGATGGTCACGCACTCAGACAAGGCGGAAGAACAAACGCACACCCACACATGAAGCCGGCGGAAGAGCATGGAATCGAAATGCTTGAATCGCTTGTAAAAAAATCATTAGGGAGGAACTAAGCATGGCAACCGAAACTAAGAACAAGGTTAAATTTGGCTTAAACAAAGTATACTGGGCAAAAATCACCGGATATGATGAGGACGGTGTTCCGCAATACGCTGCACCTGTACGTCTGCCGGGTGCTGTCAGCCTTAGCATTGACGCAAACGGTGAAACAGAACCGTTTTACGCAGACAACTGCGTTTACTACCTGTGTAACAATAACTCCGGTTATGAGGGAGATTTGGAAGTTGCGTTGATTCCGACCGATTTTGCAACCGAAATTTTAGGCGAAAAGCTGGATGCAAAGGGAGTACTCGTGGAAAAGAGCGATGCAGAAGTTTCCGAATTTGCACTGTTTTTTGAATTTGAAGGCGACAAAAAGAAAATCAGACATATCTTTTACCGCTGCTCTGTTGCACGTCCTGCAACAGAATCCGCAACCACAGAAGATACAAAGGAAGTCAAAACGGAAACTCTCAAGCTGTCTGCAACCGCATTGGATAATAACCTTGTTAAGTCAAAATCTTGTGAAAAAACAGATGCTGAAACTTATAACAACTGGTACAACGCTGTTTATATGCCAAGCTTTACAGCGGAAGAAAACAAAGCGAATTAAGGAGATAAAAAAATGGGAGTGTCAAAAACAATTACCATTGACGGCGTAGATGTACAATTTAAAGCGAGTGCAGCAATTCCTCGGCTATATCGCTTGCAATTCCGGCGTGATTTGTTTCATGATTTTGCTGATTTGCAAAAATCAGTTGACGATGAAAAAGAAAAAGACAGTGAAGCGTCCGGATTAAATCCAGAAATTTTGGAAACGTTTGAAAATGTTGCGTACATGATGGCAAAGCATGCAGACCCTAAAGGCGTACCGGGAACAGCGGAGGAATGGTTGGAACAGTTCTCCATGTTTTCAATTTATGAAATTTTGCCAGAACTGCTGGAACTTTGGAACGCAAACTTGCAAACACAAGTCCAGTCTAAAAAAAACATCGCCCGACTGACCGCCCAATGACCACACCGCTTTTTTTGCTGCGGTGCGTTCAGATTGGCTTATCAATAAGCGACTTGGATTTTTTAACTATTGGACTTGTAAATGATTTATTTACAGAAAAAGAAAATGATGGCTATCCATATAGTTATCAAGCAACACAAGCAGATTTTGACAAATTTTAAAAAGGGGGAAGCAATATGGCGAGCCGTATCAAAGGCATTACCGTCGAAATTGGTGGTGACACCACTAATCTGGTAAAATCTTTGGAGGGTGTCAACAAAAATATCCGTAATACGCAAAGTCAATTAAAAGACGTCGAGCGGTTACTAAAGCTTGACCCTACCAACACAGAGTTGCTAACTCAAAAGCAAAAGTTGTTAAAAGCTGCTGTATCCGATACAAAAGACAAGTTGCAAGCCCTCAAAGCGGCAAGCGAAGCCGCAGCCAAAACAGCGGATAATTACGGGGCGTGGAAAACTAAATATGATGCAATACAAAGTGAAATTGAATCCACGACAACCGAATTAAAGAAACTGAAAAAGCAAGCAGAGAATGCAGAAAAGCAACTTGCTGACGGAAAAATCTCTCAAGAGAAATACGATGTTTTACAAAGTAAAATAAAATCAACAGAAACCGAACTTAAAGACTTAAAAGAAGCCGCAAAACAGGTAGATGATGAGTTCGGACATCCGATTTCCCCGGAACAATATGACGCGTTGCAACGGGAAATCCAGCAAACAGAAAACGACCTAAAGAAACTGGAGCAACAAGCAGGTGAATCCAGAACGGCGTTGGTTAAGCTGTCCGAAACCGGAAAAAAGTTTCAGGACGTTGGCGATAAAATCTCCGGCGTTGGTACAAAGTTGCTCCCGGTTTCAACGGGAATTGCCGCTATCGGAACACTTGCCGTAAAAACGGGAGCGGATTTTGATTCTGCGATGAGCAAGGTTGCATCCATTTCCGGGGCAACAGGTTCGGAAATAGATGCTCTCCGAGATAAAGCCCGTGAGATGGGTAGCAAAACGAAGTTCTCCGCAAGTGAAGCTGCCGATGCGATGAGTTACATGGCTATGGCAGGCTGGAAAACCAGCGATATGCTTAACGGTATTGAGGGCATTATGAACCTTGCTGCTGCTTCCGGTGAGGACTTGGCGACAACTTCGGATATTGTAACAGACGCTCTGACCGCTTTCGGCTTAACTGCTGCCGACAGCGGACACTTTGCGGATATTCTGGCGGCTGCAAGTTCCAATGCCAATACCAACGTCAGCATGATGGGCGAAACTTTCAA